TCATGAGAACGCCCGAAAGCACCCTGACCGATCCCGACGAACTGCTGCGCTTTGGGCGCGTGGTCGCGGTCGATCATGCCGCCGGCAAATGCGTGGTAGAGATTGACGAGGATCTGCAGACCGGCCCGATCCGTTGGGCCGCGCCCCGCATGGGCGACACCCGCGTGTGGTGCCCGCCCACCGTGGGCGAGCAGGTCCTGGTGCTCTGTCCGGCGGGCGAGATCGGCGCCGCTATCGCCATCGGGGGCATCGCCTGCAACGCTTTCCCTGTACCGGGCAACAGCGCTATGCCGCTGATCCAGTTTAAGGATGGCGCCGTGCTGTCCTACGATCCCGACAGCCACACTCTTGCTTTTGTCCTGCCCGATGGCGGCAAGCTGGCGCTGACCGGCGATCTCACCGTGTCGGGCAAAGTCGAGGCGGGCGAAGACGTGACCGCCGCCGGCATCAGCCTCAAGTCCCACAAGCACGGCCAGGTGCAGGCAGGCGCCGCGCAGAGCGGTGTGCCGGTATGATGAGCCTCACCGGCATGAACCGCCTCACCGGCGCGCCGCTCTCGGGCGACGATCACCTCGCGCAGTCGTGCGAGGACATCGTGTCCACCCCGCTCGGCACGCGCACGATGCGCCGCGACTACGGCTGCATCCTGGCCGATCTGGTCGACCGGCCGACCAACCGCGCGACCGCGCTGCTCGCATCGATGGGTATCGCCCTTGCCCTGGCCAGGTGGGAGCCGCGCATCGTCGTGCGCCAGGTCGCGATCGCGGGCGAGCTCGCCTCGGGCCAGGCCGTGGCCGAGATCGTCGGCACCAAAACCGGCGCGATCGCCAACAGCCTTACTCGCCTGACTATCCCCCTCACCCGCTTGTCCATCCGCGCCGCCTGAACAGGAGCCAGCCATGCACGGCATCAAGACCAATTTTCTCACCGCAGGCAGTCGCGCGATTGCCTCCCAGTCCACCGCCGTGATCGGCCTGGTCGGCACCGCGCCCGATGCCCCGGCCGACGATTTCCCTCTCAATGGCCGCGTGCTGATCACCGATGTGCGTAAGGCCCTGGCCACCATCGGCGCCACCGGCACCCTGCCCGCCGCGCTCGCTGCGATTGCCGACGTCTCCAGCCCGGTGATCGTGCTGGTGCGTGTCGGCGTGGGCGCCGATGCCCAGGCGCAGGACGCGCTGACCATCGCCGGCATCGACAAGCTGATCACCGCCGAAGCCGAATTGCAGGTGCGCCCGCGCATCCTGGGCGCCCCTGCGCTCGATAGCGAGGCGGTCACCGCGCACTTTGCAGGCGTCGCCAAGAAGCTGCGCGGCTTCCTCTACTTCGCTGGCGAAGGCACCACGGTGGCCGAGGCGCTCACCTATCGCGAGAACTTCGGCGAACGCGAAATGATGATGATCTGGCCCAACTGGTCGAGCAGCTTTGCCGGCGATGCCGTGGCCCGCGCCATGGGCCTGCGCGCCCAGATCGATGCCGACATGGGCTGGCACAAGACGATCTCCAACGTGCCCGTCACTGGCGTGACCGGGATTGCCCAGGACGTCAGCTTTGCGCTGAACAGCACGGAAACCGATGCCGCGCTGCTCAATGCCGCCGGCATCACCACGCTGGTGCGCTTTGGTGGCGGCTATCGCTATTGGGGCAATCGCACATGCTCGGATGAACCGCTCTACGCCTTCGAAAGCGTGGTGCGCACCTCGCAGGTGATCGCCGACGAGATCGAGCAGGGCCTCGCCTGGGCGGCCGACAAGCCGATGACCGTCATGCTGGTCAAGGACACGATCGACACGATCAACGCCAGGCTGCGCTCTTACGTGACCGCCGGCCGGCTGATCGGCGGCAAGGCCTGGTACGATCCCGCGCTCAACCAGGCGGCCGACCTCGCCAATGGCCAGGCCGTGATCGACTACGACTTCACCGGCGTGGCCCCGCTCGAGGGCCTCTCCCTCAACCAGCGCGTGACCGACAAATATTACGCCGACTTTGCCAGCCAGCTGGCCGCCTAAAGGAGCATTGCCATGGGTTTCCCTTTCAAGCTGAAGCAGATGGACATGCTGCTCGATGGCGTCGGCCACCTCGCCGAAACCGAGGAAGTCACCGTCCCCAAGCTGGTGATCAAGACCGAAGACTGGCGTGGCGGCGGCATGATCGGCCCGGTGCCAATCGACATGGGCCTCGACAAACTCGAGTTCGAGTTTTCCATGGGCGGCATGATCGATGCGGCGCTGCGGCAATTCGGCGCCACCTCGCTGGCTTCCAGCCTGGTGCGCTTTGTCGGCGCTTATCAGAACGATCTCACCGGGCAGGTGCAGAGCGTCGAAGTCGTCTGCATGGGCCGCTATACCGAAATCGACTTCGGCAACGGCAAGCCGGGCGACAACAGCACCCACAAATACAAGGTGGGCTGCAGCTATTACCGCCTGATCGTCGATGGCGTCGACTGGATCGAGATCGACCTGATCAACATGGTCTTCATCGTCTTCGGCGTCGATCGCTACGCCGAGATCCGCGCCGCGCTCGGCCGCTAATCCCTTCACCAGATCCGGGCGGCCCTCTCGCGCCCGGTCCCCTGCCGGTGGAAAGGCGGTCCTGCCGGCAGGGGCCTTCACCAGACCGCGCGTCCAAACAAGGATCGTCCGCTATGACCGATAACATGCCCACGCCCGCGAAGGCCGCTACCAGCACCAGCGTCGTCGTACCTCTCGCCAAGTCCATCAAGCGTGAAGGCGGCCGGATTACCAGCCTCACCATCCGCAAACCCAAGGGGGGCGATCTGCGTGGCACCAAACTGACCGACCTGGTCGCGGCCGATGTCGATGCCGTCGCCAAGGTGATCCCCCGCATCACCACGCCCGCCATTGCCGCACACGAGTTCTACGGCCTGGAGGCTGACGACTTCGCCGAAGTGGTCGGCACGGTGGTCGGTTTTTTTCTGAGCAAGGCCCAGCGCGAGGCGATGGCGGCGATGACGGCCTGACCGTCGAAACCCTGATCGCCGATATCGCGGCTGTGTACCACTGGCCCCTGTCGGATTTGGCCGGAATGGACCTGGCCGAACTGCTCGACTGGCACCGCCGCGCCGTTGCCGCGTGGAATCGCATGAACAAACCGGAGTAGCCCCGTGGCCAGCAACAAGTTGTCCCTGATCGTGTCGTTCGTCGGCAACGACAAGCTCTCGGGCGCGCTCAAGAACCTGATCGGCCTGGGCAGGAGCGGCGATCAGGCACTCAAAGGCATGTTCCGCCAGGCCCGCGATCTCAAGAAGGAGATGAAGGATCTCGACACGCAGATCGCCAAAGGTGCGGACACCACCGGAGACCTGACGGCCAGGCAGCGCGATCTTGCCGCGCAGCTGGAGCGCGTGAACACGCAGATCGACCGGCAGAAAGCGATCAACACTTTCAACGCCAATACCAATCGCATCGGCCAGCGCGGCGAGGCCCTCAAAAGCGCGGGCACCGACAATATGCTCGGCGCCGCTGGCCTGGCCACGCCGCTGGTCCTCGCCGGCAAGGCCGCGATGGACTTCAGCAGCGGCATGGTGGACATCGCGCAGAAGGCCAACCTTGCCCAGGCGCAGACCGATGCCATGGCCCAGGGCATCCTGCGCGCGGCCGAGGCGGCGCACCAGATGCCCGAGGCCATGCGTTCGGGCGTCGATGCGCTGTCGGGCTTCGGCATCGATCCGCGCGAGGCCATGCAGATGATCGGCCCAATCGGCCGGCTCGGCACCGCGATGAAAGTGGACATTGCCGATGGCGCCGCCGCCGCATCGGCCAACCTGCAGAACCTCAAGGTGGGCTTGGGCGACACCGGCAAGGCGCTCGATATCATGGCGGCGGGCGGCAATGTCGGCGCCTTCGAAGTCAAGGACATGGCCCGCTACTTCCCCAGCCTGACGGCGCAGGCCCAGGCGCTGGGCCAGTCGGGCCTGGGCGCCGTGGCCGACCTGACCGCCGCGCTCGAAATCGCCCGGCGCGGCGCCGGCACCAGCGAGGAAGCGGCCACCAACGTCGCCAACCTGCTGGCCAAGGTCAACTCGCCCACGGTGCAGAACGCCTTCAAGAAGAACTTCGGCGTCGACCTGCCCGCCGCGCTCAAGGCCGCCTATGCCAAGGGCAAGACGCCGATGGAGGCCCTTGCCGAGATCACCCAGAAGGCCACCGGCGGCGACTTGTCCAAGCTCGGCCTGGTGGTGGAGGATATGCAGGCGCAATCGGCCCTGCGCACCCTGATCCTCAATATGCAGGACTATCGCAAGATCCGCGGCGATCTGGCCAAAAGCGGCGGCACCGTCGATGCCGCGTTCCACCAGCGCGAAGCGCATGACGCATCCGTTGCCTGGGAAAGCTTCAAGGGAACCATGAGCAGCCTGGCAATCACGCTGGGCGCGACGCTGCTTCCCGCGATCACGCAATTCTTCGGATGGGTGAACCAGGGCGTCTCGGCCGTGTCGCGCTGGGCGCAGGCCAATCCCGAAACCGCGCGCTCTCTCATGACGCTGGTCATGGCCTTCGTCGCCGGCAAGGCTGCGCTCGGCGCCCTGCAGTTCGGCTTCGGTTCGATCCTCTCCACCTTCGCGACCTTGCGCAACGGCTTCATGATGGTGCGCGCGGCCTTCATGGTAATCGGGCCGATCATTGGCGCGATCGGCTTGTGGCCCATCGTGATCGGCGCGGCCATCGCGGCGGTGGCCTATCTCGTCTATGCCAATTGGGACAAAATCAAGGCCGCCTTCGCCACCGGTTGGGCGTCGATCAAGGCCATGTGGTCCGGCGCCCCGGCGTGGTTCCGCTCGATCGGCGCCATGATGATGGATGGCCTGCTCACCATGCTCGATCCCTCGCGCCTGGTGACGCGGCTGCTACAGGTCGCGCGCAGCGGGGTGACCGCCTTCAAGAACTATTTCGGCATCAAGAGCCCGTCCCGGCTCATGATGGAAATGGGCGGCCATATCGCCACAGGACTTGGCCATGGCATCGATGGCAACGCCCGCCAGCCTTTGCGCGCCATGGATCGCA